CAGCGTGAGGCCCCAGGGGGGGAACCCCTCCCCCCGGTAGGGCCGCTGACCGCCTCGTCATAGCGGCTCGGAGTCTGTACGGGTTTCAGCACCCGGGGTGATCAGCAGAGACGACGCTCCGTGACCATCGTCCGTCCAGTGTTGCGAGTAGCGTCGCACGTCAACGCCTATCTTTCGTTACACGCTCCGGCTAGACTGCACGCATGGCCACCGACACCCGCCGCGTGTGCGAACGCCCCGGCTGCGACGAGCGGCTCCCCACCCCCGGGGCCGGCCGCATCCCGCGCTACTGCTCGACGCGCTGCCGGGTGGCCGCGCACCGCGCACGCCACGCGATCCCCGCCGAGCTGCGCGGCCGCCGACGGTGGGTGCGCCGCGGTGAGGACAAGGCGCCGCTGATGGTGCGGTCGGGCCGGCGGGCGTCGGTGTCGGCGCCGCGCACGTGGGGCACCTACGCGGACGCGGTTCGCTCGCCGCACGGCACCGGCCTGGGCTACGTGCTCCGCGCCGGCGACGGCGTCGTGTGCATCGACTTGGACCACTGCGTGTGGGGGGACCGCCTGTCGACATGGGCGCAGGCCATCGTGGACCGCTGCCCGCCGACCTATGTCGAGCTGTCGCCCAGCGGGTCGGGGCTGCACATCTGGGGGCGCGGCGAGGTGGCGCGCGGCCGCCGCATCCGCCGCCCGGATGGGACCGCGGTCGAGGTGTACGGCGCGGGCCGCTACATCGCGCTCGGCACCCGGTGGCGTTCCGCGCCGCTGGAATTGGCCGACCTCAGCGAACTGGTGGAGGAGTTGACCCGATGAGCACACGCGCTGACCCCGCCCGCATCCGCGAGCTCGAAGCTTGGCATGCCCGGTGGGAGGCCGCGCAGGAGTGCGCGGTCATCGGCCACGACTTTCCGCCCGACGACGAGGACCGGTTCGTCATCCAGGACTGGGCGGGCACGGTGCTGCGCGGGATCGGCTGCCGCCGATGCGGCGCGTCAGCCCCAGCCGGATCAACCTGAGGAGCGCGATGCGCAAGGACATGCCGTACGTCATCTGCGCCCGCACTGCGGGCCAGGCCCGCGAGTGGGCGCTCGAGCACAACATCCCGCGCCGCCGCACCGTCTACGCCAGCAGGGCCGACTACCTCGAGGGCATGAGCAACTTCGCTGTGGTGGAGCTGCCCGGGTTCTGGAACCGGAAGGACGCCGCCGACATCCGCGCGGCGATCGCGCGCGACCAGGCGAAGACAGGCTGAACGTGAGGGGGTGGCCATGGGTTCCCGCGGCCCCGCCCCGAAACGCTCAGACCAGCGTCGGCGCCGGAACACGACGAGCGAGTCCGGCGAGTCGCTCGAGGTGACGAAGGCCCCGGCCGGGTCTTCCGCCCCGCCGGCCGCGCCGGACCCGGATGAGTCCTGGCATCCAACCGCGCTGCTCTGGTACCGCTCGCTCGCCGAGTCCGGCCAGTCCTACTTCTACGAGCCCTCCGACTGGGCCGCGGCCTACGTGGTCGCCGAATCGATGTCGCGCGACCTCAAGCCCCAGGTGGTGCACGTCGACGAGGCGGGCGAGGTGACCTACGCGACCGTGCCGATCAAGGGCGCCAACCTCGCCGCCTACCTCAAGGCGATGTCCGCGCTCCTCGTCACGGAGGCGGATCGCCGCCGGGCCCGGGTCGAACTCCAGCGCGGCGGATCTGCCGACGAGGATGAAGATGCGGCGGTGGTCAAGCTCAATGACTACCAACGCCGCCTCACCGGGGGCGCTGGATAACCCGGCTGCCCGCCTCGTCACGATGCCGCCGGGGTTGCCCACCTACACGCTGGGGTGGGAGGTCGTCCGCTGGGCGACGAAGTACCTCAAGCACCCGAACGGCCCCCGGGCCGGCCGCCGCTGGGAGTTCACGGACTCGCAGGTCCGCTTCGTCTTGTGGTGGTACGCGGTGTCCGACGAGGGCCGGTGGCTGTACTCCCACGGGGTGCGCCGACTTGCCAAGGGGTCCGGCAAGAGTCCATTCGCCGCGCTGATGGCGCTCGCCGAACTGTGCGCCCCGGTCCGGGTCGACGACTTCGACGCGCAGGTTCCCGGCGGGGTGGTCGGCAAGGCCGTGCACATGCCGCTTGTGCAGCTCGCCGCGACCGCCGAGTCGCAGACTGAGAACACGATGCGCATGGTCCGCGCATTCGCGCCGAGGGGGTCGCGGGTCGTCAATGACTTCGCCCTAGACCCGGGGAAGACCCAGTACTACCGCAGCCCAGAGGGCAAGCTCGCCGTGATGACGTCCTCCTCGGCGGCCGCCGAGGGCGGCGAGGCGACGTTTGCCGTCGGCGATGAGACCGAGCATTGGCTTCCTGGGAACGGCGGCCCGGAGTTCTTCGCCACGCTGGTCGACAACCTCGCGAAGTCGGGCTCGCGGATGTTGGAGACGGCGAACGCGTGGAAGCCCGAGAAGGGGAGCGTCGCCGAGGCGACCTACCTGGCGTGGATCGCGCAGGAGGAAGGCCGCAACCGCGCCGAATCCAAGATCTTGTACGACGCGCGGATCGCGCCGCCGGACACCGACATGCGGGATGAGAAGTCGCTCGCGCGCGCGCTCGACTTCGTCTACGACGACTGCTGGTGGGTGGACCGCCGGTGGGTGATGAACCGCATCTGGCAGGGCACGAGCAGCGCGGACGACTCCGAGCGGAAGTACCTCAACAGGCCCACCGAAGCCAGAGATGCGTGGGTGCGCGGCGCCGACTGGGAGAAGTGCGCGCGGCCGGCCACGGTGCTCGCCGACGGCGATCAGGTCGTCATGGCCGCGGACCTGTCCAAGCGCGGCGACGCGACCGCGATCATCCTGTGCCGGGTCTCCGACGGACACCTGGTGACGTGGGGCGTGTGGGAGCCGCCGGACGACCCGCTGGAGGCCCGAACGTGGGAGGTCCCCCGCGGGCAGCTCAGCGCCCGAGTCGCGCAGGCGTTCGAGCGGTTCGACGTGGTGGCGTTCTTCTGCGAGCCGGGCCCGCTCCTGTCGTATGTGGACGACTGGGGCGAGGAGTACGGCGACCGGGTGTGCGTCCGCGCGCACGCGAAGAACCCGGTGCGGTTCGACATGCGGTCGGTCCACTCGGGCCGCGCGAACCCGGCGGTCCTCAAACGCTTCACCGACGCCTGCGTGAGTTTCCGCGACGCGATCCGCCGCGGCACGGTCACCCACGACGGTGACCCGCGGCTGCACCGCCACATCGTCAACGCCCGCGAACGCGACAACGTGCACGGGGTCGGCATCGGCAAGGAGTCGCACAACTCGCCGGCGAAGATCGACGCCGCGGTGACCGCGGTGATCGCCCGCATTGCCCGCCAGGACTACCTGGCGCTCCCCGACAGCCGGAAGCGGAAGCCCGCGCGGAGTTCGAAGGTGGTGGTGCGTCGTGGCCACCGCCGCCGAGCTTGAGATCCTGCACCGCCTGGAAAGGAAGATCAGCGCCCGGCTGCCCAAGATCAAGGTGCTCGACGCCTACTACCAGGGGGCCCGCCGGTTGCAGGCGCTCGGCCTGGCTCTCCCTCCCGGCATGGAGGACTTGCAGACCATCGTCAACTGGCCGGGAATGTACCCGGACGCGTTGAATGAGAGGCTTGTCCTCGACGGGTGGCGTCTGGGTGATTCGGACGTCCTGGACACCACTCTGTGGGGGTGGTGGCGGGCGAACGGGCTGCCGCGCGAGTCGCGGATGGCCAACTTGGAAACCCTGGTGCAGGGGCGGTCGTACCTGTGCGTGGGGTTCCCCGAGTCGTCTGGTGACGCGCCGGTGATCACGGCCGAGTCCGGGCGGTACATGGCCGCCGAGATCGACCCCGTCACCCACCGGGTGGCCGCCGCGCTCAGGCTGTGGGACGACAACGAGTACGGGGTGCCGCAGCGTGCCACCCTCTACCTGCCCGACGCGACCAGCCACTACGGCCGGTCGGGGCGGGGCCGCGGGTGGGTGCACGACTACACCGACGAGCACGGTCTCGGGCAGGCGCTGGTGGCCGCGCTGGTCAACCGGGCCCGGCTGACGGACCGCGACGGCGTTACGCAGATGCGCGACATTATGGGGCTCGCCGACGCGGCGTGCAGGACCCTCACCAACTTGCAGGCCGCCCAGGAGATCCTGGCGGTGCCCTCCCGCTACATCCTCGGCGCTGACGGCGCCGTCGACGAGGAGGGCAACCCGGTTCCGGAGTGGGAAGCTTATATTGGCCGGTACAACACGGTGCGCGAGGCCGACGCGAAGGTCGTCCAGCTTCCCGGCGCTGACCTGGGGAATTTCACGCGGGTCATGGAGCACTACGCCCGGCTCGCCATAACCGTGACCGGCCTCCCCGCCCACTACTTCGGCCTCACCACGGAGAACCCCGCGAGTGCGGACGCGATCCGCGCCGGTGAAGCCCGCCTCGTCAAGCAGTGCGAAGACCTCACGATCCCGCTGGGCGACGGCTACGAGCAGGCCATGCGGCTCGCCATGCTGATCGACGGCCGGTCGTGGGCGGAGACCGAACGCGTCGAAGCAGTGTGGCGGGACCCGGCGACACCCACCTACGCGGCGCGTGCCGACGCGACCACCAAGTTGGTCGGGGCCGGCATCCTGCCGGTGGAGGCGGCGTGGGAGGACCTCGGCTACAGCGAGGAGCGTCGCCGCCGACTGCGCGGCATGATGTCGCAGGACCCGATGGAGCGCTACGCGGCGACCATGGCGGCGCTGGACCGCCGGGAGC